TGTCGTCGAAGCCCACGACCGCGTCCGGTGCACGCCGAATGACGCGCACAGGCACGGCGGGATCGCTCCCGCTGGCGCGCCAGAGCGCGTCTTCGGCCATGTTGCAGTCGCCAAAGATCGCGTCGATCGCAGCCGCAAAGGCCTCGCGCATCAGTTCGAGGTGTAGATGCGCACGGCAAGCCGCGGCCGCTTGTTCACGGGCAGCGGCGAGGCCTCGGTCTTCACGTCGATGGCGCTGCCGTCGGGCCGGGCGATCTGGCGGGCATAGATCGGCAGGCCGACGGTGTTGACGGTCTCGATCAGGTTCGCCGGCGCCCCGTAGGTGACGAAGGTGTCCATAGTGCCGAGCGGAAACGCGATGCCTTCGTTCGCCGGGATCAGCGTCTCGGTCGCGCCGGTCGAGAGCGTGACCGTGGCGTTGTACTCCTCGAACACGATGCCGGCGAAGGGGAAGCGCCGTCGCGTGTCCTCGCGCAGCGGCTGCGCGCCGGTCGAGGAAAAGTACTTGTAGGCGTCCTCGACCTTGGCGTGGCCGATCAGCTTGTCGAAGAAGCCGGGGCTGACCAGGGCCAGTACCCCGGTCATGGTCTCGCCCTTGAGTTCGGTCTCGATGTCGCGCAGCACCTCGCGGCACTTGGCCTGTACATTCGTGCCGGCCGTGCCGAGCACGAAGTCGACCGACTGCTGGGCCAGCCCGAACTCAGCGAAGTAATCGTAGAGTTGAATGCCGGCCCCATCCTTGACCACGCCGCGCAGCGCATTGACCTCCATGTACTCGCGGGTCTGGGCGTGCTTTGCCCGCATGCGCGTGAGCTTGCGCTCCATCACGGTCGCGAGCGGGTCGGCGGCGTCCGCAACGCCGAAGCCGCGCACGCCCTGGATATCCTGCGGCGTGATCACGTCGTCATGGGGGATCCACGGCACCGTGAACGAGCGCATGGAGCGCGTGTCGCGGTTGGCGACGGTCGCCGGCCCGCCGAGCGGCACCGTCGGCAAGAGGTTCAGCACGCCCTCGGCCTGCTCGATGATGACGCTCCTCTGGGTGATGCCCTCGAAGCGGAACAGGCCAAGCTGGCCGAGCCGGGTGTAGATGTTGGGCAGGATATTGATGGCTTGGGTCATCTCGGCGAGCGAGTAGCCGCCCGCGTCGAAGGGATTGATCATCGGGGCCATAGAGTCAGGTCTCCTCGAGAAGGGACCGGGCCCCGATGGATGTCCATCGAGGCCAGGTCCGGCGCAGAGGTGCAGGCAGGGAGGTTCAGGAAATCAGGAAGAGATCAGGCAGGATCGCGGGCGACGATGCCGGCGGCAGCAAGCTGGGCGTGTTTGGCGGTCTTCTCTGCCGCCTGGTCGACGGATGCGTCGAACACGAGCGCCGCCTTCGAGACGATCGCCGGACCGCGCGCGATCACGAGGGCGGTCTTGTCGGCGACGGTAGCGTCGACCGCCTCGATGAGGACGGCGATCGCAGTCTCGGCGCCCTCGTCGCCGGCGACCTGGGCGGCCGGCGAGAGGCGGTACTTGCCGGAGGCGGTGATCTTCCCGAGCACCGAGCCGAGCGCGTAGTTCGTGCCAGCTTTGAGCGTCACGGTCTCGCGGCTGTAGTTGCCGTTGAGCTCGTACTTGAGCAGGTCGCCGAGCGTCGGCGCCATCGTCAGGGTGGGCATGTGTTGTACTCCTCGAGTGTTCAGGCACGAGCCGCCGCAGCGCGCTCGCGTGCACGCCGTACGATCGGGCTATCGCCAGCAGTGGGAGTGGATGGTGCCGCTACAATCACGCTCGTTGCCTCGGCCCGCGCGGCGAGCTCCTCGAGCACCGAGCGACGCAGCGCATCGGGGGTTAGGCCCTTTTTCATGGCGTCGGCGGCATCGACCGCAACCCCAAGCCGAGCCGCTTGCGCCGCAATCGCGGCCACCTCGGCGAACTCCGCCCGCAGCTTCTCGGCGATGTTCGCTTCAGCGATGCTCCCGGCCGCATGTGGCGCAGGAACGTTGGGGCGAGTCGGCTCGGCTCCCGATTGCTCAGGCTCGGTCGCCTGCTGCGGTTCGCGCGGCTGTTCGCCGATCTGCTCAGTCTCGTTTGTGGCCATGGACAGGCTCCTCTTCGGTGTCGGGTTGGTAATCGGGCGCGCTGGCGCGGTCCGATCGAGCTCGGCCGCCATCTCGGCGATGGCGAGGTCGAGGGTACCGAGCCGGTCGGCGAGGCCGGCGCGGATCGCGAGCTCGCCGCGGTAGATCGCAGCGTCGGTGCCGCGTACCGCGTCGGGGCTCAAGCCCCGGTTCGCGGCGACCAGCGCGCAGAGCTCGGCGTAGAGACGGTCGACGTCGGCCTGGATCGTAGCGCGCGCACGTTCCGACAGCGGCTCATGCGCATTGGCATCGACCTTGCGCTCGCCTGCGAATACGAAGGTCCAGGCGAGACCAGCCTTGGCATCGGCGCCGCTCTCGTCGACATGAACGGCGACCACGCCGATCGAGCCGACCTCGCCGGTGCGGGTGACATAGAGCCGCTCCGCGGTGCTCGCGATGGCATAGGCCGCCGACAGCGCGCTCTCGTTCGCCACCGCCCACAGCGGCTTATCGCTCGCCGCGCGCAGGGCGCGAATGCGATCGACGAGATCGAACAGCCCGCCGACCTCACCGCCGGAGGAGTCGACATCGAGGATGACGCCGCGGACGGCTGGGTCCGACATCGCGTCGGCAATGGCGTCGCCGATGTCGCCATAGGACACAAGCCCGCTTGCGGCATCGAGATAGCCGGAGCGGCTCACCAGAGTGCCGATCACGGAAACGACTGCGATGCGTTCGCCCGTGATCGAGGAGAGGGGCATCGGATCGGGCACTTGGTCGATCGAGTGGATGATCCCATCGCCGAGGCGCGGCACCAAGACGCCGAGGATCACCTCGAGCTTGGCCCGCGAGATCATCAAGGGCGTCCCGAACACGCGTGAGGCCACGTGCGGCAGGTCGAGCATGGTTGCGTTACCCTTCGCGGGGCTCTTGACGAATCGAGCAGGCGGTCCGATATTCTGGCTAGAAAATCTAGCCAGGAGAGATGGCATGGCTCAGCGCACCTGGTCGGTGCAGGACGCCAAGAACCGGTTCAGCGAGGTGGTCGAGGCCGCCCGCCGCAAGCCGCAGACCGTGACCAAGCACGGCAAGCCGGCGGTCGTCGTCGTTGCCGCCGACGAATACGAACGTTTGCGCAAGCTGGAGCAACTGAAGGCGCCGAGCTTTGCCGAGTTGCTGCTGGCAATGCCGACAGGAGGCGAGGACTTCGAGCGGCTCGAGGGGCGCATGCGCGAGCCGGGATTTTGATGTTTCTGCTCGACACCGTCGTCCTGTCCGAATTGCGCAAACCGCCACGGCAGCGCAATCGCAATCTGGTGCACTGGATCGAGGGGGTCGCCTCCCAAGACCTTTTCGTCAGTGTGGTCACGATCGGCGAAATCGAGCGCGGCATCGAACGCCAGCGGCAGCTCGATCCGCCGTTCGCAGGAAGCCTTGCTGCGTGGCTCGATACGGTCCTGCGCACCTACGAAGATCGAATTTTGCCGGTCGATATCGCGGTGGCGCGTCGCTGGGGCCGTCTGTCGCAGCAGATCGGCAATAAAGGCCTCGATTTGGCGGTGGCTGCGACTGCCCTTGAACACGGTCTGACGGTCGCAACCCGGAATGTATCGGATTTCGAGCCGACGGGCGTATCCGTCCTCGATCCGTTCAGTTCCCCACCGCGTCGGAGGCCGTCGATGGGTCCGCCGACGGCAGGTTGACGGAGGTCGCAAAACTCAAGCCCAGCGATTTCTCGCGTGCCCGGTCCGCTGCGATCTCGGCATCCACTTGTTCGGCGTCGTAACCGCGTTCGGCGAGCGCCTGCGTGCGGCTCTTCAGGCCCGCTTCGATCTGCTCGATCTCGGCGCGCGCGTCTTTGAGCGGATCAATCCAGTCCCATTTGGGTGGCAGCCAATCGCAGGCGAGATACTCGCGCCGGCGCGTCTCGTAGTCCGGCAGATCAATGGCGCCCGCAAGCACATCCAGCGCGCCCACACCTGCCGGCAGAGCTGCCAGACCATGACGGCGTGCTGGTAGGCTTCGATGCGCCGGCGGAATTCGAGGAGTGCAAGCCGCGAGTTCGAATAGTTCGCCTTCAGCATGTCATTCGAGAGATACGCATAGGGCACGCCGAGCGCCGCCGAGACCTGAAGCAAAGTCCGGTACTGGAACGGCTCATAGGTCTGGCCCGATTCCGCGGGCGAAGAGGTCTGCACCTCCTCGCCCGGCTCCAGTGTAATGATCGTACCGGGCTGCAGATCGAGCGTGCGCTCGTCGTTCTCATCGCGCCCCTCCGCCGCGTCGAGCGGCTCGGCCGGGGCCGGCGTCGTGATGAAAAGCGCGTGCATCGCTGCGACCTTCTTGCGGTCGAGCTCGGCGTCGTCGTACTGGTCGAGCAGGAACAGCTTGACGATGGCGGGGGCGAAGCGGGAGACACCGCGGAGCTGCCCCGCATCCACGGGATCGATGACGTGAATGATCTCGGTTGCCGGAATGCGCACGACCTCCCCGGTCAGACCCGGATCGGTCACGTCGCCCGGGTGCCGCCGCAGGAAGTGATACCCGACGCGGCGACCTATGCGGTCGAACTCGATGCCCTGCCGGATCACGTTGCCGCCGGGCGCCAGCTCGTTGCGGTTGAGCGGCAGCATCTCAGAGGGGAGCATCTGCAGCTGCAGCGGCACCGTGAGCCCGTCCTGCGGCCGGTGCGGCCGGAAGCGGAAGAACACTTCGCCGGCGATGAACACCTCGCGCGCGGCGCGCCGCTGCAGGCCATAGAAGTCCGTGAAGCCTTCCGCGTCGGCCTCGTCCGTCCAGTCGAGCCAGAGCTTCTGGACCTGTGCCTTGAGTGTTGCATCCTTGATCAGGGACGATGGCTTGATGCCGGCACCGATCACGTTGCCGGCCCAGCTCTCGATGGCGTTGGCCGCATAGCCGTTGTTGCGCACGAGCCAGCGGGCGCGCGCGGTGATGTCGGGGCCGGCCGCGGCAATCAGCGTGTTGAGATGCGCCCGGCTGGGCTGAAAGCCCTTGAGGCGCCGGTTCGCGAGCCCTGCCTCGAAGCCGCCGATGAAGGCGCCGACCCGCCGCCGGAACGCTTTCAGGGAAGCGAGCACTCAAAGACCCTTCGAGGCAGACGTCAGGATTCGGCGCCGCCGACCGCCTTCACCGGCGGCAGCAATCCGACGTTCGAGATCCGTGATGGCAGCCGCCATCTCGGCGTCACTCGCGTAGGTGACACGCCGACCTTCGATCTCGACCGTGCGCACGCCGCGGAAGCGCGCGGCGAGCAGCGCCTCGCGCTGCGCGATCATCTCCTCGAGGGTCATGCGAACTCAGCTCAGATAGCTCGACCGGAACACGTGCCGGCCACGGCGCAAGGGGGAGCGCCGCACGACCCCGGCGAGCGGCTGCGCGTCCGATGCATCATCCGTCAAGGGCGATGGCTCGTCGTCATTTGTCGGCGTGCCGATCTGCCGTTCGAGATCGTGCCACATCGCGTCCGTCCAACGGTCGGCACCGGCGATCCAGGCGGCGGCGCGCGCATAGACACGGCAGTCGAGCGCCTCGTTGCGCTCGCGCAGCTTCTGCCACTCGAGCCGGGTGAAGCCCCGTTTCGTCTTGACCGTGACGAGCTGCTCGGCGACGAGCTGCTTGACCCACTCGGCTTCGGCGCCGCGCGGCAGATGGACGTAACCCGCCGGAAACCTGGCGCCGGCCACAAGTTCATCGTCGGTCGGGGCGGCAAGGCGCAAGCAACGATAGGTTTCGCTCTTGAAGGTGGCGACGGCGACGGTCCACAGCCGCGCACCGCGGCGCAGCTTCTTTCCACCTTCGGTCACATCGACATAGCTCGGCCCCATGACCGGTGCTGTGCGATTGAACCCCTCGACGCCCTTGATCGGCGCGACCTGGGCGTGACCGACCCGGCGCGCCCAGGCATAGACCGCGGGCGCCTCGTAGCCGGTATCGATTGCCAGTTTGGCAAGGCCGAGGCGCGCGCCATGCGCATGCGGCCATGTCCAGCCAAGCAGCGCCGAGAGTTTCGTCCAGGTTTCGGGGTGCTCAGGTCCGCCACCGATCACGACATGATCGACGAGCCAGCTTTCGAGACCGCGGCCCCAGGCCCAGACCGAAACCTCGATGCGGTCCTTCTGCACGTCGGCGCCGGCGGTCAGGAACAGGCCGCCGCTCGGCACTGTTCCTATCCGCCAGGGCTCGCGGCGCTCATAGAGCCGTTGCCAGTCGGGCGCCTCGCCGGTCTCGACCCAGGTCTCTCCCAGCACGCCGTTCTTGAAGCTGCGCTTGGCTTCGTCGGTGGTTGCCACCTCCCAGAGGCGCGCGATTTGTTCCCAGGCGAACCACCCGACCGGCGAATAGAGCGCTGAGATGTGGAACCTGATCGTGCCGGGGTCCTGGGCCTGCGCCGTCGCGCGCCACTCGCCGGCGGCAAGCATCGCCGTCTTGTGATGCTCCGCGATCCGGCCGTCGCAGGACTCACACGTATAATGTGCGGTCTCGGGCTTGCCTTTCTCCCAGCGCAGCCGCTCGAATTTGAGCCACTGCATCGCTCCGCAGTGCGGGCACGGCACGAAGTAACGCCGCTGGTCCGAGGCCTCGTACTCGCGCTCGATCCGCGACAGCCCGTGGATCGTGGGCGTCGAGCCGAGTAGGACTTTCGAACGCCACGAGAAGGTGCGCGTGCGCGCCTCCGCAAGCGCGACCGGATCGCCTTCCTCGTCGGCAGACGGCGGATAGGCGTCGACCTCGTCGAGGAAGAGATATCGCGCCGGCATCGAGCGCAGACCCACAGCACTGTTGGCGCCGGTGATGACGAGGAGCCCGGCCGGGAACTCCTTCGACAGCACCGTGTTGCCGGCGTCGCGCGAGCGGGTAGGCTTGACGCGCTCCCGCAGGACCGCACTCTCGGCGATCAGCGGATCGATGCGCTGACGCGAGAAGCGCTTGGCGAGCTCCACCGTCGGCTGGACCGCGAGTATCGGCCCGGGCACGTGATGGATGACGTAGCCGATCCAGTTGTTGCCGGCCTCGGTGAAGCCGACCTGCGCCGATTTCATCACGACGATGCGGCGCGCCGGATGCGTGGGCGAGAGCGCATCCATGATCGCGCGCATGTACGGCGTGC